TGGTCGTAATACTAAATCGCCCAGCCACGCTGTTACTTGTGGGTTAATCTTTTCCAAACTTGGAATAGATTTAAGCGTTGGTTGATTCCAGATTTGTTCTACTGGCATTCCTTTTTCAACAAGTACAGCAGCAGCTAATTGGTTATCAGAAATCTTACGATGCGTCTTGGTTGTTGCTAATTTAAAACCCGCTGGAATAATGTTTTCTTTTACTGCTTTATTTAAAAGGTATTCTTCTACATCGCCCAAATAAGTTTTTATTTGTTCGCTTTTTTCCAAAACTAATGACACTTCGTCATCTGTTAGGAGCTGCGGTTCACGAAACTCTATTTTTGCAAGTTCTGTTAGCTGCTCTTGTCGGGTTTTGCACGTGGCTTTAGCTTTGCAGTATTTGCAGTGCTCACCAGCTTGGAAGTTGCCGCTACCGACCCACGCTTGTTTGGCTTTTTTACGGACAGTTGTGTCTGCCCAGAGGAGGAGTTTTTCTTTAGTGGTTTCTTCGGTGCTGATATTGTCGGCTCTTGGCTGGACAATGGTGTACTTAATGTTTTTGATTTTCGGGTATTTTTCTTCAAACTTGCTGACTGCGCCCGTGGCGTAGAGTCGCATTTGGCTATTTGAGACGGCGCTGACTTGCACCATTCCGTGTTTGTAATCCAAAACGTGACATTCTGTGGATCCGATGATAATACAATCGGCGCTACCCGTTCCTTCAGGTACGTAATCGGAATAATCCACACGGGTTTCAATATATACGTCATCGTTTTCCCCAACTTGCGAACGAACGAAGTTAACGTATGTATCGACATAATGCTCGAGCTCTTCGTCATAGTATAGGCCTTTTTTAATTTCTTCGTATTGTTCATTAAATTCTTCTTGGGTTATTTGTTTAAAAGCTAAGCGAAGTTTAGCTTCACCAAGTTCATGCGCTGCCGTACCTTGAGCTGCGTAGTCAAAAGATCCCGGAGCCCTAACAATATCAGGAAGGGTTTCTGAAAGGCGTACAGAGGGAGGGCAAGCAAGCCACCTAGAACTGGATGATGGGGACAGAACGGAATGAAATGACATATTAGCGGTTTTCCTTTTTAGCGTGTTTATTCAGGTATAGTATAGCAGATTGTAATACGTCTGTCGAATCTTTTGCATTCCCCAATAAATGATTGCAGTTTGTGCAAAGAATTCCTCTAACCTCATTATCTGTATGGCAATGATCTAAATGTGTATTTTTATCATTTTTCAATTTTGTTTTGCAGATAGCGCATTTACCTTCTTGCGAGGAAAATATTTTATCTCGCTGAACTGCAGTGACACCGTAGTTAGAAACAAAATAGTAGTTCCTTATATGCTCAGGATTCCTTTTACGCCACGATTTTTGACGCGCAAGCACTAGCTTTCGATTGGTATTTCGGTATTCTTCTTGCCGTATTTTACAACAAGATTTACAGCTAGATCGTGAGATATGTTTTTTGTTCGCTTCACCCCGAGTAAAAAATTCCGAAAGGGGTTTTTTAACGCCACATTTGCTGCATTGTTTCATTGATTTTATCCTTACTGATAAGTTTGGTGGGTAGCCAGTGAGTAAGCACTGGCAGGGCCGCTAAGCCTATTCCCCGTTGTGTATTATACTACTCTTTTAATGCTTTTAATAGCTCTCCTATTTCTTTTTGAAAGTCGACTTTGATTTCAACAGCCGCCGTTACTTTAGAGTCTCTGACGTCCTTGTACTCTTCCGGGTACTGTCCGCGAAGACAAATTTCTGCAACGCGAGAATTAAAAGCCTTGTTTTCGATGTTAGCTAACATCATGTTTTCCCAATATGCTTGACCATAAGTAGTAGCCATGGACATAGTTTCCATAAAAACAGGGTCTTCTTTTTTCCATTTAGCTGCGGTGTCTTTACTAATACCGATAGCAGCAAACATGGCTTTTTGAGACGCGCCTTGTTTACCGAGTTCAATAATAGTTTCGGCCATTTCTGGAGTAAATAATTTTTTTTGTTTTTTAGTTGCCATTATTCTGCGGGGGGAGTTGGTTCTGGGGGTATATCGTTTGCTGGTGCTTGTAGGTTTTCTAATGGTGGGGCTAGTTCAGCCATGATATTTCCTTGAGGAGGACCCCATTATGGGGCCCAGTTGTTTAGAATATTACTGTTGTACCAGTGATACGTTTGCCGAGTTTAGCAAATTCATGCTGGCTGGTTTCGCTAATAAATTTGTTTATTTCAATAGCTTTTTCCACAATTTCTTCAACTGTTGGAAATTTCGGGGAAACTTCTTCTACTTTTTTAGAGCTTTTATTAAGCAATTCCCACGCAGCCAAGTTGGCTTCATGCTGCTTAACTAAAATGTCTTTAGCTGTGTTGAAAATGGAAAAGCGTAGTTCAAATGGATTCATTTTGTTTCTTTCTGTGTGTGTAATGTGAATGCCGTCTTTCCGGCTGTCAGGCTTCTTTACGCCAAACAGAGGCGTCTCACGACGAGCTCCTATATCTACTAATGCAAAAAACAGGGAAAAACCGCCCCTAATCTGGAGTAATAATGGTTCTTTTTTTAGCTACTGGGGGCTCTTTACTGCCGAACAATTCGCGGACAATATCCATGGTCATCTTTTGAGCTTTTAACTGTGCTTTAAGTTCCTCCTCCTCAGTTATCTTTTCTGTTTGCTTTTCAACTGCTTTAGCAATAGCTGTAGCAATATCGTTGCTCATTCCTTTACTGCGCAGGAGTTTCTTTAGATTCATCTTTAGCTTTCTGTGCTTCTAGTAAAACTTTAAACTGTGGCTCGCCTTGTGCTCTAAATATACCTATTAGCGGAGCCGATACTGCGTATGGTGCGTTTCCAAAAATCTGTAGTGCGTGGTTTGTTTGCTCCACTGTTAATTTAAAAATTAAAATTTCGTTATCTAGCGGGTCTTTTTGAATTTCTTCGGTCATTTCTTTTTGCCTTTCTTAGGGTTTGTTCCAAACATAAAATCTCTTGCTGCTAACTTTTCTGGGTCTGTGCAGTACTGGTTTAATTCCATCTTTTCACAGTACTTTTCCATTAACGCCTCACAGCGCATGTCGTGTAGTGACTTAATGCCAAGTAAGGCGTTCAACACTTCGTCCTCTGTCATTGGCCTTGGTGCGTCGCCGTAGTGTTTAAATAACAAATCAATGTCTTCACTGGTCTGCCACGCTACCATAATGGCTGATTCTAGGTCTACTTTGGGGTTCATTTGTTCATCCTTTTCTTAGCTTTTTTAATATCTGCGTCAAAGTTAACGCTATACCAAGCACCGACAATCTTCATTGCTGGAAGTAATTCTTTCCAAGACGCAACATCATCTTCGTGCCATGCTGTTGGGTTCTTCATCATGTCTGCAATACCGACATAACTATTTGCCAAACACATTCTTGTAATATCATCGACAATATCGTCGTCAATTTCTATCATCATTTGCCGCACTCCTTTTCATGGTAATCACAATCATATAAACGTTTGGCAATTTCACGGTCAATGTACCAACGGGCTTTACGCAAATCTTCTACTGCGTTGTCATGTTTAAGATCACAACGCCAGATATATTTAAGCGCGTTACCTAAATTAAAACTCATGTGCTCAGTAATTTGAATACAATCAATACCAGAAGGGTGGCTCGTATAATGAGCTGGTTTATTTACTATATCTTGCATGCTTTCTCCTTAGCTCTTCTTCTACGGCCATGACTTCTGCCTCGTTATCACAAACCCATAATGTTTTAATTGGCTCAAACATAGAAATATCAATGTCCTCTACACCACGTATGGTATCAAACAAAGATTGGCCTTTAACTTCATGTTCTACAATAAAAATACTCATAGTTTAAGTTCCTGTTTAATAAATTCAATCCCGGCGTTAAAGTGATAACGCCAAGTTTTTTCGGTCATTCTCATATCATTATAACTGAAACCTTGTAAGAAAGCATCTAAAACTTTACGTTGTTTTTCTGGCATTTTTGCTATTAGTCGTTTTATATCTGAGATGTCTTCAGCATCCCATGGTAGCCAACCTGATCCTTCTACAATACTAGAAGCTATGCCTTCCGTTTCGTCTTGTTCAATTGGATCTGGATCTTCATCCGATAAACGTGGTGCTACTGCTTGAATTTTTGTTGTCATAATTGAAGTGATTCTAGGATTGCCTCTTGTAAAGTTATTTTGCCTTCTAATACTGCTACTACTCTTTCATCCACGCTATTAGATACAATTAGGTGGTGTATGATAACCGGTTTTTCTTGCCCTTGGCGATAGATACGGGCATTTGCCTGGATATAGTTCTCAGATGACCAGGGGAGGTCGTACCACACTGTTTGTGCTGTATCACCAACGTTGCATTGTAAATTGAGCCCAATACCTCCTGATTGAGGGTGGGCCAAGAGCATACGAATCTCGCCACGACGCCACGCTTCAATGTTGTCATCGTCCAGCACCACAGCCTGCGGGAATGTAAGACGAAGTCTCTGGAGACTGTGTTTGAAGTGATAGAATACGAGCGTCGGGGAAGAAGATTCCTCCATGATCGACTCAAGACGTTCCAGTTTAGAGCGGTGTACTTCTTGTGCTTCTCCGTCTTCGTTATAGACCGCTCCCGATGTGAATTGCAGGAGCTTGTTCGCCAGTGCCGCTGCTGTTGGAGCTGTGATTTTTTCTTTTTTGATATCAACGACCATGTCTTTTCTAAGTGTGTCATATTTATTTCTTACTTGTGGGTCGAGCTCAATTTTGTGATGAAGGCTTGTAAGCGGAGGGAGTTGCAAATAATCCTCAGCTTTAAGCGAATAACAAATATCCGAAATCTTATCTTGAATAACTTTAGCGGCACCACTTTTTGGTTTCCATGAATACACCACGCGGGTGTGTCTGTTAAATTGATCTGGTTGTAAATACTTATCCCTGAACTTCGTCAGGCTTGTTTCCAGCCGTTGTCCTAAATCCAATATGCCCACCTGCGCCCATAGATCCGCTACCCCCTGTGGGGTTGGCGTACCAGTAAGGATAATACGACGATTGAAGCCTTTTAGTTGCTTCTTCAATGCTTTGAATCGCTTGGTTGAGCTGTCTTTGAAACGACTGCTCTCGTCTATCACTAGGTTCTGAAATTGGTTTGGATGATTCTCGAATAACCATGCTACATTTTCCAAGTTAATAAGATAAATATCAGCATTTGCGTTAAGGCCAGATGTTCGGGTTTGGGGGTTT